ATTATGCACCCTCGCAACCGAAGATACCTCTAGGGTCTGATACTCCAAACGAGTATCTTTCTCTAGCTTTGTATCTAACGTTACCAGTTGAAAAGTCACCTTCCATTTTAGTTTGGATAGGTAGTCTTTCAAAGTACTTCATACCATTAGGCACGTCTGTCATGATGTACCAAGAATCAGTATCTGTAAGATAGTGATTTACTCTGTAACCTTCAGGAATCATTCCCATAGATCTTAGAGCATTAACATCATTGTCTGCAGTTCCAACTCTACCTTGAGACTTCATAAGTCTTTCAGCATTGAATTGGTTTTCAGAAGGAACAATCATTTTCATTCCTCTAGCTGCAATCTTAAGACCTCTCTCATCAGTCATACCAGCAATGTCGATCATTGCTTGTTCTAACGATGTTTCGTTAAGGTCTGCTTGTGTCGTTAATGTGTTTTGGAAAGAACCAGCGATCGTTGGGTGAGCTGTGTTGAACAAAGAAACACCATCACCTGAATCAAAGTTATCCGTAGTTGGTAAACCTTGGTTTAGTGGGTTTGCTGCTTTGATCTGTTTAGCGTTAGCCATAGATCTCGCTAGTGCTTTTGTATATCTAGACGAAAGTCTATCATACAGGTTGTCTTCCATTGCTTCTTCAGTTAAAGCGAATGCAAGAGCCACTGTTTCGTTAGTGTATCTTGCAGTAAATGTTTCCTGTGCATTGTCGTACGCAACTGCTGAACCTTCAGGTTTCACATATGCATTCGCAAATCCAGATAACATTACTTCTTCTTCAAAAGCTCTGTCAGATGTTTCAGTAGTATAAATTTCTTTATGCTCTGAATCATATCTTTTATACTCAAGGCCGAACAAGGCATTTAAACCTGGCTCAAGCTCTTTTACGAGTTGTTGTCGTGATATTGCCATAATTTATTCTCCTTATGCTGCCCCGGCAGTTCCAGATCCTAATAATGATTCATTCAACATTACACGCCAGTTGACGTTTGCTGATCCGATATCATTGTTTTCAGGGTCTCTTGAAACTCCGATTATTTTGAATTGCCCAGTTGTACCTAGAGTTGAATCTGCTAGTTCCATTGAGCTTACTCCGTTCAAAGTTGAACCACTTACACCAGCTAAATCCGCACATTTAAAGATGTCTGCTTGAGCAGAAGCACCTGTATTGTCTGATTGGATTTCGTACATTTGTGCTGGACTGTCATACACAAATGCCTCAACCGCGCCACTGTTAGGTGGAGTGATTGATCCTGGGTAATAGTTTTTGAACGTAGGTTTTAATGTAGTTGGGTCATTGTAAAATGTTCCCCAGAACGCTCCTAAGTTTAATACTAAACCAGCTGTTTGTAAGTCTACATATCCAGTACCTGTAGCAGGCGAACCTACTAAAGCACCTTGGAATATTACACTCGCATCACCCGGATTGATATTATAAGAACTCATTCCAGTGGAATCATCTTGCTGACCAACTGTCTTTAACGGTCTAAGACCGAAAGCGGCGTCTTGATTAGCCATATTATTTTCCTCCGTATGCACCTGCCCTTACGGGCCTCCAGTGCGGTTAATTTAAATTCGTTGATAGTAATTGTTAAAAAACTTTTACTTACCACCGAAAGATTTGCTAGAGCGGCTATCATTGCTGATAGGCATGCTCGGATGCTGATCCTTCAGTAGATCGTTGTGAACTGCATCGTCACGTTCTTTAGCTTTATCACTATAAAACTTCTGACGTGCTTTCGCGATCTCTTCTGGTATTCTGGCCAGCAACAGACCTCCGACTCCGATCACTCCCTTGTGTTTGCCATCTTCAACTATTGGATAACCTGAATCTTTATACTCTGAAGCCATTACTAATGTGTATCCTGATCTTAATTTACCAGAAATATTTTTAGTGTCGTCAAAGCCTAAACTTTCAGCTCTTATCCATCTGTGTCGAAAACCATCCGGCGCAGGTGGTGCATCTAAAGATGAGGGTGGTGTCCATTCAACAGGTCGCTTAGTAGCTTCCCTTGTTTCAGACGCGCGTGAGTCTTTTTTTACTTCCTCTGTAACTTTTGAAACTTCTGTTTCAGTTTTAGATTTAGTCATGCTTTATTACTCCTCTACGTTTACTTGTTTAGCATATTCTTCAAGTGGCACATTCAATTTTTTAGCAATTGCTACTTGTGATGATGTGAGTCTCACAGTTTTGCGACCAGTGCCTCTTTTTACGTTTCGCGTAGCCGAAGCTACAGTTTGTGTAGGCTTAGTCGATTGTTCTGTATTATTACCAAACTTATGGGGAAATTCAAGCTTTATTCTTCTATCTAATTCACCATAATAATCTTCCGATTGTGGGTCATAACCTTCCTCTTCTACCATTTTCTTATGCAAATCAAATGCTGTGTAAGTCATAGCATTATCCTTACCAAACCAAGCATTTTGTTCTGCCCATTCAGTAGCTCTTGCATCAGGTTTTGGTGTCTGAGGCCGTTCTTGTTGAATATTAGTTGTTTGTTTATTATTTAATTCAATCTTCTTTTTTTCAGCTTCTTGGTTGACTTTCATATCAGCCAATCTAGCTTCTTCATAACCTAATTTAGCAATTTCTTTTTGTGCATCAATTTCGGCTTCTATACTTCCATCTTCTCTAGCTTGCTTAAGTTTACCTTTAGCAGCTTCAAGACCTGAAGTAATTCTACTCTCCATTTCAGATACATATCCTGTATCTAATTTAGATAATCTATCTTTTAAAGATCTTTGTTCTCTTAAAACAGATTGTGCATATTTTGTGGCTTCATCTCTTTGACGTTCAGACTCACGCATACGCTTTGTAAGTTTAGCAATTCTTTTTTTAACTCCATCACTATACTCATCTAATTCTGATTCTTGTTTCGGTTTTTCTTCTGTAGCTGTTTCTTGTTTCTCTTCTTGTATAAGTTCTTTTGGAGCTTCTTCTTTTTTCTCCTCTACAACTTCTACTTCTCCTTCTGGTTTTTTTTCAGGAACATCAACATTTTGTGCTCCTTCTTTAACCGTCTCTTCTGGTAAGATAACTTCTGTATCAGGTCCATCTGATGGCAGATCTATCATCTGTTCTTTATTCTTATCTTCTGGCATAAGTTCTCCTATGTTTAATATTCATGCAAGATATCCTCTGGATTCTTGATTGTTGCTAAAACTTCATCGTCGTTTAACAAACGAACTTCACCGCCTTCTATTTTTATTCTAGATCCTGCATAACGCGCAAACATTACCCAGTCTCCAACTTTGCACCAAGGCCCATCTGGAAATCTTTGTTTATCTCCATATGCATCTGGCCCCATTGCTAAGACATTTCCACACTGTGATGCTACCTGTTGTTTTTCTAATGTATCTTGTCCCATTATAATTCCACCTTTTGTTTTTTCTTTCATTTTAAATGGAAGGACTAACATACGCCAACCTGTAGGTTGTGGTAATTTTGTTGACTCTTCTGTTACTTTTTCTTTTTTTGATTTTTTTACACCAATAAGATCATTGTTTGGTGTTAATATCGATGACTGTTCTGTTTTCATTTTCTTCTGGCTCCTTGTTTGTTAGCAGGGTAGAGATTTCCTGTAAAATTGCTTCGTAAGCACGAAGCTGTCCTACCATATACTGGTATTTTTCAAAATTGTCAACCTGTCCATTTAGTAGATAGGTTTGCACAGACTTCTGTGTTTCTTCTATTTGTTTTTTTAATTTATAAATTAATTGTACGCCGTCCATTACTTAGGTGTCTTTACATTAATTCCACCACTAGGATAACCAAATTTATTATTTCCCATTACAGGTTTATATCCTGATACTTTTGTTAACCCACCATCTGCTTTAAAAGTTCTTAATGTTTTTGCAAGTCTAGCTCTTTGTCCTAACTTGCCACCTTTTTTAGCAGCTTCATTTAATTTTTTAGCTGGAATTTTTTCACCTTTCTTTACTCCTAATTCTTTTCTTAAAGCTCCCGGTTTTTTTATTGCTTTTTTAATCCAATCTTTAGCCATTATTTTTTGCCTCCACCGTTCCTGAAGATTTGTGTTCCCTTAATTCCAAAAATGCTCGCTACGACCAAAATCCACAAATTTGTGAACCATGACGGAAGCGACTGGAAATAGTCAAAGAAAAGTTTTACCTTTTCCATAGCTGCCGGATCATCCGACATCACTGCCCACATTAACACAATTATGGGCGCCGAAATAATCACGAGAACGAACTCGTCCTTGTAGTCTGATTGACGGGCTTCTAAAAGTTTGCCTTGGTATTCTTCCTCACCTCGAGCTTGACGCTCTGCGTGTAAAAGTTGTGCATCAGACATAGCAACTTTTGCTTTTTGTCTGTTAGCATAAATTTTACCACCAGCTTGTAATGCGATTTTTGCTAGGCTAAACCAAGCCATAAGTTAATACCAAGTTGCCTTAACTGGTTTTTTGTCAGCTCTTAATCTTTTAGTTCCTCTGACATCAACTGTTTGTGATTCTTGTGGATTAGTTGCTTCGATTTTAACTCCACCTGTAGCACAACCGTCTTTTGTAATTCCAGGTCCTACAGTTACTTTTGGTTCTTTAACATAACCAGATCCTTTTTCCCAATCTTTCATTATGCTAATCCTCCTCCTCTAAAAGCTTTTCCTAATCCTCTTTGAGACATACCACCACCTTTTCTTAGTTCTCTAACGATTCTTTTTTTCTCAGCTTTTAAATTTTTTTTACCTTTTTTAGTATCAGCTTTTTCAGAGTCTACTCTTCCAAGTTCCTCTAGTCTGTTCATTCTTCTTGTATTTGGCATAATTATTTATCCATTGTTCCGACAGAAGAGTAAGCTCTTTTACCCATAGCTTTCTCCATGCCTTTTGATTCATCTCTTCTAGACTTCATAGATTGAGATTTAGTTGACTCTTTGCCATCTCTAGCTCCTAGTGATTCGTCAAGTCTTGCGTTGTAACCTTGTTTCTTAGCACCAGATTTTCCACCTTTGTCGTATGGAAATCTTGTAGAATAAGGTCTTGTACCAAAATCATTTCTCATAGTTTTCTCCTATTATTGTGTTTTTACTCTAAATAAATTTGCAAGTCCACCATTATTTAATAACTGTGAAGATACTGATTCTTTTGTTATTGGTAATGGTTCATTATCTTGAATAATGTCTTTTTCTACTAACATGGCTCTTTTTGCTTGCCCTTCTTTAATTCTATCCCATAGATCAAATATATCTGTTTCATCTCTGTCTTCAATAGTTTCTGTAGATGCAGCTATTAAATTTAATATAGAATCATTGTCTTCTGTTTCATCTGGTCCCTTACCCCACATCTCTGGATATTCATCAGGATCATAAAAACCTAAATCAGAACCAGGTACTTCATATTTGCTTATCTTTTTAAAATTAATATTTCTACTAGGATACTGGGTTGGAATAAAAGGTCCTATAATTGGTATTTGATCAATTAGATAATTTGTTAATGTTTTTTCAATATTGTAAGCAGATACTAATCCTGTGTTTTCTGCAATGTATTTATCTAAATTATCATAATACTCTTTCATTTTTGGATCAACCCATGCTGCAGGTCTTTTACCTTTTGACATTTTTAATTTTTTTTCTTTCATTAAAACAGCATTTCTATCTACAACAATATTTCCACCCGTTGTTGGATCTACTACAATTTTTTTATTAACCATATCTATGATTGGATCTTTATTATCACCCCCATCACTACTAGGAGTTACCGTTTCTCCATAATATCCAGAACCAACATCAAATCTTGAGTGACCTTGATCAGAACCTTGGTTGTCATTATTATTATTATTATTGTTATTATTGTTATTGCTACTGCCCGTGTTTCCACCACTAAAACCAGAATCAGAAGAAGTTTCTCCTTGGTCACTTGCTGGATCAGATTGTCCGCTTTGATAACCTCCTGGTCCTCTGTATCCAGGTCGTTTTCCATCTTTAGATTTTTTTACAAGTTGTGGGCTTCCACCATCTTTAGCTTGAAACAAAGTTGTAATACCATCTTCACCAAGAAGTAAATTATTTAATGGATCAGCTTCTCCATCTTCAGATGCAAACAAGTCAATTCTTTTTTCGTCATCTTCCTTGTCTTCAGATTCTATTCTTAATCTTTCTTCCTCTGTAAGTTGAGGCGCTTCGGCTGTTAAAGAAATTTCTTCGCCTTCTGTATCTTCAATGTCTAAAATACCATTACTTAACATTTCCATTTCCTTAATGCTTTATTGATTCTTGAATTAGGATCGTTAGCTGTTTTACTCGATGTTAATTTTTTCTTCATACCTTTCATACGCGCGCAGAAAGATTTTTTTCTTGATCCACCTTCAGGTTGTGGGGCTTTTAGATTTGATCCAGGGTTCGCTCTCTCGTAAGATTTACGTCCCTTCTCATTCAATCCTCCAGATTCTGACTTACCTTCTTTTCTTGTCCAAGCCGGTGAGCCACCTCTTTTGAATTGCTGCCTAACAGCACCCATACCTTTGGTGTAAAGCATTACGCCTTCTTTGCAGTTTTAGCTGCTTGTTTAAATTGTTTAGCAGTAGGTGCACCTTTAGCACCTTTTTTTCTCATCTTCTCGCCTGAGCCTGCTTCAATTCTTTTACGCTTCGCATGAATGTTAGCGTATAGTCCTGGTTTTGCCATAATTAACTCCTTGGTCCTTTTAGTTTAGTGACATCAAATCTTTTTGTTGCATCAGTTTTTGCTTTTGCACGATTTGACATCTTTTGTTTTTCAATAGAAGTAGCTGCACGCAGTAATGCTAGTTCTTCATTCTGTTGCATCTTTTCATCTTGAATATCTCTGTTCATTAAGATCTTGCTCTTATCTAAATTTATACGAGCTTCATCTTCTTTCATTTTTCTCATATTGTCTTGAGCTTTTAGATCTAACTCTCTTGCTCTTAATTTAGCAATTGGGTCATTACCAAAGTCTCCACTAATTTTCTTTTCTTCTGCTAAGAAGTCAGCCATCATCTCTGCAATCAACGTTGCTTTTCTAGCTTCAAGATCAATTTGAATTCTTTCCATCTCGCCTTTAACTTCTGGGTTTTGTCCTGCTTGTGGATTCATTTGCATTAGTTGTTGTAACTCTTGCATTTTAACAATTTGTTCTTGCATTTCCATTTGTACTTGTTCATCGGCCATTAATGCAATGTGTTCAAATATATTTTTTTCTAATGACGCCATAATCTGTGGATTATTTTTAGCCATGTTAGTTGACATAAACGCAACGTGAGCTGCAATATGTGCTTGGTGGTCTTGTCCAGTAAACGCTTGGAAAGGTTTACCTGCTAATGCATCTATGTGTTCCAACGCTGGATTCTTAGGTGCCGGCGGTGGTGGAGGTGGTAATACTTGATCAATATTCTTAACTCCTAATGCTTCGTACATATCTCGGTACGCTTCATATAGATTGTGCATTTGTGGGTTAGACTGAGCTAACTGTAATTCTGTTTGTGCAATAGCAACTCTTTGTGTTGATGAAAATATATTAGGATCAGCAACAGGAAGGATATCTACTTTTGCATCAAAGTCTGTTTGTTTAATTTGTTTTTCTCCGCCAACTACATCGTATGGATAAACTGGTGGTAAGTAAGTTGAGAATACATCTGACAACAAAGTAAACTCTGTTTTCATTGATGCATACAATCGCTTATGGATTGCTGACATTACTCTTGAACCACGTTCTAAAAGAGCTACGGTTGTTCCAACAGCGGCCTGTTGGTTCCCGTCCCCAACCTGCATGTCAGCAATGGACGCGAATCTCTGTCCTGCATCTACACAAATTCCCATCAACTGTAATAAAGTTGGTGATGGTTCTTTGTAAGGCAGGTTCATAAAAGCATCCCGTAAAGATCCACCAGGAGCGTCGACATCACGCCACTCACCTGGTTGCAGAGATTGGGCATCATCTCTAACTCTGATACCCCTCTGTTTAAATCCTGATGGCAAGTTCGATAATGTACCTGCATCTATAAGTTGACGAAGAGCAGACGTGGCTGCTCTAGTTAGACCGCCAATCATATGGATCAATCCAAAACCGTAAAAACCTAGTCCCGGCAGAAACTTAAAATGGACAAAGTATTGGATTTTTTCTTTTTTGGGATCATCTACTCTAAAGTTTCTTCGAATAGATAATATTTTTCGCGTACCATTGTCTATAGTCACAATGTATGGAATCTTAATTTCAGTAGGGGCTCCGTCTTCCCCTCTGTCTTCAAAGCCTTCAAGATCTAAATTAACATGACATTCAATTAACGTAAAAATTGGATTATTCTTTTGTTGACCGTTTGCTCTTGTACCTTCTAGTTCTCGTTCTTTTTTCTTAAGTTCCGTTTCTTCTGCGTAAGGTGTGCCTAATTCTATATCTCTATAAAATCCTGCAACTTGTTGCTTACGTAAATCATTACCTGACATTTTAATTACATGACATATGGCTTCCGCATCCTCTAATGAGGTAGCAGAATACGGAACCACTAAGTCATCTGCTGTGACGAACTTTGATACAGCTCGTCCCATTAAATCGTCATAATAAACTTTTTTGAAAGTAGATCCTGCAAGAGGTAAATAAAATAACATTTGATCAAACTCAGGTTCGTATTCTTTCATGACATCCATCAATTGATAGTTCATAAAATTTTTAACTCTGACTGCTTGGTCTTGTTTTTCTCTTGTGGACTTACCCATTACTTGAGTTCTAACTGGACCTGATGCAGGTAGTAATTCTTTATAAGCTTGCGCTTGGAATTGTGTAACTGCTTCTGCAAGGACTGGGTGTGTTGCACCTGATGCTCCTTGAAAAGGTCTGGTTCTTTGCTCAAATTGAAAACCTAAAAGATCTAAACCTTGTGAGTAAGATCTTTCCCATTCTCTTCTAGATTCTTTGTAGTCTGTGTAGTTGCCGTATAACTCAGCACCTAAAGGATCTAAAACAGAATCTGGCAATAAATCTGCCAGGTTAGAATAATGACTTTCTCCTTGTTCTGGTGCTACAGCACCTGGTTCAAAGTTAATGTCTACTGATCCGTCTTCGTTTTCTCTAATTTCAGTATCTTCAGGTGATGGCATAGACTCTTGTAGCTGTGTTGCTACTTCTGTCATTTCATCTTTTGAGGGTACTTTAATCTGTTGTCTTACGTTCGGTAAGCCTTTATCTATTTCTGCCATTTGTTTTCTCCAAAAGTATAGGTTTATCCTGTTTTTTATCTTTTATCAAGCCTCTAGGATCAGGGCCCTTTAATGGTGGTATCTCTTTCAATTTAACATGTTTCATGTTTTTAACAAGGGTTGGGTTTTTCATTCAGATTTAAGTTGTATGTATTTTTGTACACCAGTTGCTTCATTCATAAAATCATCAGCTGATTTCATTCGTTCTGTCATAACCACATCTTCTTCTTTGTATGGTCCAGGTAAACCAACTAGTTCTCTAAAAGTTTGAGGTGCAGCTTCTTCTTGCATTCCAGCTATTGCAGAAGTTGATTGAATTGCTTTTTGAAGAGGGGCTTTATCTAAACCTTTTAACCAACCTCCAGCTGAAATAAGAGCTTCTGTATTAGGAACTCCAAATAAATAATGAAATAAAGCATAGTCAATTGCAGCTGCTGCTGTTCCCCCACCTTTTCTTATAAATTTATTTGGTACAAATTTAAACACATCTTGTCCTTTATTCATTGCGTTTCTTAAAAAAGTTTTAGCTTTACTTACTTGGTCTTTGTTTAAAGTTATTCCAAATTTTTTAAATTCTTTGTCTACATTGCTAATTACTTTTTTAGCATTAGATTTTGCATTTTTTATATTTTCTAAAAATACATAACTCTTTTGAATATTTGCCTTATCAACATCAGAAACATTTCCTTTGGTCCATTTATCTTTTAATTTACCTTCATCATTAAAATATTGGTTAACAAATTTTTTAACTTCTTTTTCTGTCATGTCAGGAAATATATCCATCATGTCCATAGACTTAGATTTTTGAAAAATTTCTCCATATAGATTTCCATCACTTAAAGTAACTGTTTTATAACCATCAGACAAAGCTACGTATTTCATTAATTTATTATCTTCTATTTTTAATAATCTTTTCTTTTCGTTTTCAGGTAAATTTTTATTAAGTTTAATTTCTCTAATTTTATTTTCTGCTACATCTATTTTGTTATCAAGACTTGAATATGGACCAATTCTTTCTTCTCTTGGTCCCTCTCCCGCCATTGATTGATTAATTTTTTGTGGCGTATAAATAATATTACTTGGTTTTATTTTAACATCTGGGTTATCAATGTTTTGTGAGTGCCCTTTGTGAATTACTTTGTCACCGGTTTGATAAGTTTCTACTCCCTCACCTTTGCTAATTTTTTTGGATCTTTCTCTTTTGTCTAGATATCTTTTCTTTTTATTTGCTTCCATTGTTTCTAAATCAGGTGGAGCATTTTTAATAGGGTTTTCAATTCTGTATTTTTTTACAGCTTCTATAGCGTCTGCTTTTGAACCAAAATCAGTAGACAATACCGTTTTATCATTAACACTAATCTGTGCTCTGTATAAAGTTTTTTCTACTCCTGTTTTTGTATATGTTTCTGGACGACTTCTAGTACCAATTACTTCTATAAATTTTTGTTCCATAACATTGTTTACTTTTTTAGAAGGACCAACTTTTACTAAAAATTTATCTTTCTTTGGTGGAACAGGTGGTTTCTTTTTAGCTTCTCTAGATTCTAATATAAATTTTTGTTTAGCTTTTAAAGCTTCGTTTGCTTTTGCCTCTGATGAATAAAAGTGAGTTCCTTCAAATTCAGCTGGCAATGTTTGCTTTTTACTTTTCTTAAAAACAATTTTATGTGTATCAGTATCAGAAGCTCCTCTGTTATAATCTCTATTTACAATGGGTCTTACTTTGTTGTATCTGTCAATATCTGTGCCTTCAGAAAAACCTACTCTTCCAGCAAGTCCACCTAGCTCAAAACGTTCTGCGAACGTAGGTGCTTCGTATCTTTGCCACCAAGGTATATAGGCCAT